ATCATTAACTGCAGCTGCTAGCTCATTTAGTGTATCTAGTAGTCCAGGTGCTCCGTCTACTAAATTGCTTACTGCTGTAGATATATCTGATGTTAATGCTATAGTTCCAGAACTATCTGGAAGAGTAATTGTTCTATTTGCTGTAGGCTGTGTAGCAGTAATTGTAGTATGATAGGTGTGTGCTTCATCGTTCCATAAAATTATAGAGTTTTCTGGAATTATTAAATCGCCATTTGAATCTAATTCAGCTGGACCGCCAGGATTTCCCTGATCTGCTACAAGTATGTAGTCTCCGAGGCTGTTTGTTAAACCAGAAGGAGTTACGTTTGCATAACTAGTTGTGGCTGTCCATGTTGAACCATTACCTATTTTAAACTTAAGGGTATCTGTTTCAATACCAATTTCGCCTGGTCTTAATATTGGATTTGCTGAAACCCAATTTGCTGCAGTATCTCTTCGGAGTTGAATTCTAGTTGCCACTTGCATTACCTCCGTCATAGTTTTCTAAATATGTACTTGATGCTGATCCACCGTCTAACAGAATCATATTTGAATTTGTACCACCTGCGCTAATTGCACTCCAAACTGTTCCATTATAAACTTTTATAGTCTCTTCTGGTATGTTGTAGTAAATTTCTCCAACAACTGTGCCAGCTGGATCTGAAGTTAAAGCTGGCGGAGCAATTGGTGTTTTAAATTGCTTTGCCATTATTAACCTACAACTACTACCTTATAAGCTCCTGCGGCTGGTGCCACTGTGAATCCTAAAGTAACCACGCTGTCTGAGGTTCTAACAACATCGCACTCCACTGTATCATAAGTTGCAGAATCATAAACTTGAACCGTTACCTCACGAGTTCCTAGGTTGTGTGTTACTGCTAGCTGTGTTAGTGATCCATCACCAATTGTTGCAACATATTTACGTGCAATATCATGATAATTACCGCCTACAAGTCCTAGCTGCCACTTATCTGTATCCTCATCCCATAAAAGCTCTGCATCTGCAGCAGTTCCACGGTGTACAACGATTCCAGCATCTAAAGATGGGTTATTTGCTTCAGGCATATCAGCATTAAGGTTAATCTTATTGTCTGATATATTTACTTGAGTAGCATTTACTGTGTTAATTACACCAGTTACGTTTAAGTCTCCGCCTACGTTTAAGTTATTTGTAATTGTTACATCGCTTGGGAGTCCAATTGTGACTGTTGCATTTTCTGATCCTGAACCAGTTACTTCAATTTCATTGGCTGTACCAGAAATACCAGCTACATAGCTACCTGTTGTTTGTGTTGCAAGATTAACGTTTTTAATGGATACTGAGCCATTTGTAACTGTAAAGTCTGCATCGGCGAAAGAAGCAACACCTTTATTGGTTGTGCTTGCATCTTCTCCAGCTACTGTTATTGATGTTCCAGTGTGTGTTACATCAATTCCTTCTCCGCCAAGGATGGATAGTCCGTGTGCTGATGGAGTCAATGCTCCAGAATCAGTTGTTACTGTTTTGACTACTGTATCTTCTAACTCTACATGACCATTTGTTACATTAAAATCATCTGAATTAAAAGATGCGGCACCTTTATTTGTAGTAGAAGCATCTTCTGAAGCTACAGTAATTGTATTATTTGTTACCGCAACATCAATTCCTTCTCCGCCAGAAACTGTTAGTGTATCAGTAAGAAGGCTTACTGTGTCTGTTCCAGTGTCTCCAGCAATCGAAAGGCTTGTTGCAACGCTTACAGTTCCTGCTTCAGTCAAACGACCTTGTGCGTCAACTGTAAATGTTGGAATTGCAGTTGCAGATCCATAAGAGCCAGGAGTTACAGATGTATTATCAAGATTTATTGTTATTGTATTGCTTGCATCATCTGCTACTTCAGTTAAAGCTGTTCCGCCTTTTACTGTAGACAAAATTACATCAGTGATAACCTCTGTCGAACCAGACATTGGCATCCATGGACCATTTGGTGAAGCCAGTCCATTGTAATAGTACATCGTATTATTTGATGTATCGTAGTAAATTTGTCCAGTTACTGGACTAGATGGTGCTGATGAAAGCCCCTGAATTCTGGCATTCTGAAGTTCATTCTTATTCAGATTTATGTCAGTTACAAATAATCTTGCCATATGCTATATCTCCTTTAAGACAGGTATGCTGTCCCACCGAATGGTTGAGCCATTGTCAGTGTAATTTTATTAATACTATTATAGTCTATTCCTGTTTCTAATATGTCCCCAGCACTATTTTTGACAGTTACGTTTGGGTTATATCCCATATTGTGGACTATTTCTAAATAATGATATGTTCCAGCATTTACAACTTGACTGATTGAAAACGGATAAGTAAGGGTACTTGTGCTTAAAAGGTAGCTTGTTGCGCCCTCCCAAGATGCATCATTTGGCTTGGGGCCATAAAATCTAGTTGTTTGCTTGTCGTAGTAAAAATCTCCTTCAAATCCAAGGTTGTTGGCTGGGATACCGTTTCCATTCAAAATTGTTTTTCCTCTAGGACCCTGTGGGCCAGGGCTATTTAAAACAATCTTATGGACATCTTCTGTTACTATGACTGTAGGTGTATTATTAATTGGCATTATATAGTTACCGATCTACTCAAAGTTATAAACCCTTCAAGCAATTTAGTTTTATTTAAATTGCTATCAGTCAGCATAATGTCATATGAGGATTTTGGATAGAATAGTTTATTGGTTTGCGTAGGAGTCATCTTGATAGTTAATTTACCATTTAGCTGATCAATAAGTATTCCGCCAGCTGGTGATGTAAGACTAAAGGCTAACTTGCTTCCGCCTTTAGTATCTCTTACCTGCATTTTTGCTGTACAGTCTGTAAGATTGATTGGATCGCCGTTGTTATCTTTATACTCAACGGTAAATGTAAAGGTAGTGTTTTGATCTACCTCAAAATTTTTTTGCCCTGCCATTTGCTAAATCTCCTAAATAGGAAAACTCCTATGCTTATTTTAGCACAGGAGTCATCCTAACTGGTTTATTTGATTATGGCTTTTTTGTAAAACCAAAGGCTGGCTCGTTAGTATTAAGAGCTTTTAGGATTACTGGCAATACTGCTGCAATTCCACCCTTAAGTAAATCTCCTGGGTCAGTGTTTCCAGTCATGTAAAGAGCAATAGCTGCACCTAAAAAGTGACGACCATAGCTTGCCAACGCCGCTAGAATTTTTTCTTGCATTGTTACCTTTCCATCATTGTTTAGATCTTGTTTCATAAGATCCTCCTTATTTCTGGGCCGTGTGCCCAGGAATTTTGGGTTTTATCCCAATATTTATTGTATACCTTTTAAGCAGAAATGTCTACTAGTTCACAATTTCCATCTGATGTACAGGCAAGAGTTTGTGTTCCAGAAGTGCCATCTTCTGTTTCATAAAAAGACAAATCTTCCCATCTAATAGAAGAAGGCATTTTAGAGAGAAGCTCAAGGTACTCTGTTTCGGTAACCTCTTGGTATGGAGCTTGCTTATATGAATGATCTGAATGTGGCAGGAATGAAATTCCAGACACCTCATCAAAATGCTTATATACCCACGCCCCTACTTCCATCCATTCATCTTCTTTAACGGAAACTGTAATTGATGGTTTGTGTTCACACCAAGCACGTTGATAAACCAACCATGTATTTAAATGTTCAATTGCTGTAAGATCATTACGCAAGATTGCACCCTCTGGTGCCTTTACTGGAAATGAAAATACATAAGTATCATTTGGCTTCATAAAGTCGTCTTCTACTGGAATACCGACTTCTTTTAAAAATGTTGATAGCGGATCTTTCTTGTCTCCACGAACTGTGCGGATATAATATTGTGAATGCCATGGGTGCATTCCAGAAGATACACCGACAAGTTGAGATACTGTTCCAGAAGGCTTAACACATGTGATTGCTGCTGATTCCTGAATTCCAATTCTTTGTGCCTCTGAAGCATTAACATCTCTTGCTGCAGAGCGTAAATTTTCTAAAACAGTCTGAAGTTTATCTAGATTCTCTTTTCCAGAGAAGAACTTGTTTCCAAATTGTCCTGTAAGAGAAACTCCCAATAGACGCTCTTCTTCTGTATTGTCTTTCCAAATTTTACGAAGATACTTGAAGTCTGTTAAAGTAGACTGCCAGGTTCCAAGAATAGTCGCTAGTCTAACTTTATGCTCTACTGTCTTTGGGGTATCGTTTTCACGAATTACAACTTCAGAGAGATTACAGAACTGATAAGGTCGTAGGATAATTTCTGAGCAGGGGTTGGTTCCATAATGGATTTCAGGATCCCGCCTTCCCCATTTCCCCGCTTGCTTTTGAGCTGCTGCAACATTGTATATGCCACGTTCACCTGATTTTGAGTCATATAGATTTTTCCATTCTGCAATAAACTGCTCCATTTCTGGTTTGCGAGAATATGCTACTGAATTGTTTGACAGAGCACGTTGTGAGTTATTTTCCCACCAGTTACCTGATTTTGCTGCTGCCATTTCAATATCATTAATGTTAGACAAAGAAATCATTGCAGAACGACGCACTCCGCCAACCACTACAACTTCACCTATCTTACACATTATGTCATGTGCCTCAATAGGCTTTAACTGACGACCTGCTGCTTGCTTAAACTTAGCAATAGTAAAATCAAAAAGATTAATAAGTGGTTGTGGTCCTGAAGATCTTCCGCCCATAGTCTTTAAACGTGCACCTGCTGGGCGAAGTTTAGAAACATCTACAGATGGAATTTGGCCAGCCCAAAGCATTGCAAGAAGTTCACGATAAGATTTTGCCCAGCCAGTCTTAGAGTCTTCTACTACAATTGTAGTTGTAGATTTTTCAAACGACTCTGGGACGGCAGGAAGTTTATTAACATACTTGTACTCAACAGAAAATCCTACGCCTGTTCCACACATAAGAATATACATTGTTTCATCAAATGATCTAGGTGAATCTACTGGAACAAATGAGCAGTTATACCCTGCAACATGATCTCTATCAAGAGCAGCACCTGCAGTCATTACTGCTCTCATTGAAGGCATTACGCTTCTATCATATACTGCTTGCTTTAGCTCTTCTACAAGCTTGGAATCTGGCTCATATGAATAGTTATTAAAAAGATGGTCAAGCATGAATGCAAAGTATCTATCTACGGTCTCACCCCATGTTTCACGACGATTTTCTTCAGGTATCCATCTTGCATATCTTGATAATGCAATAAAGTTTTCATAGGGGTTTGCAATAGTTTTTGACATTTTTTAAATAACACCTTTTCTCCGCCTTGCGGTTTATAATTTTTTAGTTGAAGTATAATTCTACCAAACTTTAATCTAAAGGGGAAGAGCTTTTATATTTTTTTAAATATTTCTTCAAATGCTTTATTGGTCAACCGATCCCAGTTATATTCTTCATGAATTTTAGTTGACTGACTATAGTAGTAACCAGAATAAGCTTTAAAATTAATGACTGCATCTTCCATTAAATTAATTAAATGATCAACATCTGGTTTATAAACTTTTCCAGGATGCATAACTTCCCATGGAGAATCTATAAGTGTAGAGTTTAACTTTAGAGGTCCAATATAATCTTTATACTCTGCCCACTCATATGTTGATATAGTTGGCATCCCAGTTGCAAGAGCCTGGAACGGAATAAATCCAAAACCTTCACCATAACTTGGATAAATCATAATGTCATGATCATGATATAAATTTACCAACTCGTTATCTTCTAGATCTCTTTCATCTAATATAATATTATTATATAGTTCGTGTGGAAGACCCAGTATGCTTCCATCTTTATCATATACCCTTAATACACTAGACCTATGTGCTTTTATTGTTAATCTGTAATCAGAATTATTGCCAAATGCTTTTATAAATGCGCTTACTGTATCTTGTCCGCCTTTTCTTTCTGCGGGCTCTCCAACATGTAAGAATTTAATCACATTAGTTTTTTCACGTTTTTTAGGTGACCATATTGGATCTATGCCATGTGGAAAAACATTAGATACCTTAAATCCATTATTCTCATAAACATCTTTACACCATTGAGATGTTGTCCAAAACTCGTCACAGGCATTTATATTTTCTCTCCAAGATTTTGGAATAACAGTAGATTCCCATGGTGTATAACCAATCTGATATTGATATCTATGTAATTTATAATTTGTAGGTTGTGAAAAATTAATCTGTAATTTAGCTTTAGGGTTCTGATAAGTTAATCTGTGACCCATTTTAGTTAATGATTCCGCCACTTTAAATCCAGCGTGACCGTATCCATTCTTGGTTGTCAAGTTGGATCTAGGCGTAGAATATGATATTTCCATTAAATCTTTCTGGTCGACTGGCTTGACAGCTACTGTCAAGTAATGTTACTATTATAGTTCGTTATCTCTAAAGGAGGAAATGCCAATGGAGAAAATAAAAGAACGTTTGAGTGAAGTTGCTCATAACTGGTCTTATATAGGAATAATAACATTATTTTTATTTACAGTCCAGCCTGGTCCAACAGTAACTCAAGCTCTTGTGGTGGAAACACCAAAATCAACAGTACAACTAAAGAAAGAAACCTTAGAGAAGTACAGCAATACTGTATACAAGCCTTCTGAGATGCTAACAGACGTAGAACTAAAAGAGCTACTATCAGCTGTTGGCTTTGAAGGAAAAGCCCTTAAACAGGCTTGGGCTATTGCAAAGGCAGAGTCTAATTCTAGACCTATGGCTTACAATGGTAACAGGAAAACTGGAGACAGTTCCTACGGAATTTTTCAGATTAATATGTTGGGTGAGCTCGGCATTGATCGTAAAGAAAAATTTGACTTAAAGTCAAACATTTTATTGTTTGATCCAGTAATTAACGCAGAGATAACGTACTATATGACTAAAGGCGGAACCGACTGGTCATCATGGTCTTCCCTAAACGGGGAAAGATATAAAGAATTCCTTTTGGAATTTAAACATTAAAGGGGGATGGGTTGAAGAAGATACAGTACGTATCTAAATACCTAACCCTTGCAGAAGAAGGCCTTGTTCCTAGGATAGATTGTCCTTTGGACCAGGGCCTTCTTATGTGTAATCAGAATAATAATGATGAGATATACTTATATTGCCTTTCCTGCAATTATAGGAAAGTTCTAGGGAGCCAATATTATGATAAAATCAAAGAATACGTCAACAGACATACAAACTGATGGTGGTGTTATTAAAGAAACAGACGCTATGGGGCGTGAAAAGTTTTGGGAAGATTTAGGAAGGCCAGATGACAGAAAATAGTCCAGAGCCGCAAAATTTAGAAGACAATTTGCCAATGGTAAACTACATTATGCTTCATAGAATTTATGACCTGCTTACATTAATATCAAATAAATTGGTTGGTAGCGAAGATACAAAAAAAATGATACAATATCATGAACAAGGGTTCTTGCTCGGGCCGAACCCTTCTTATTCAGTTGAGGAAAATAAAAATGGCGACTAAAAACGCAATTGTAGAAATTATGGTCGAAACCCTTAATATTCAACAGCGTCAGGCAGCAGTAATGCACAAGCAGGACCTAGTTGAGCTAGAAAAGCATTTGCTCTCAGTACAAGAAGGTTATCGTCAAATGTGCTCTGGCATGGTAGATGCCCTTATTGCTCGTGGTGCTATTTCAGTAGACGCATAATTGTTTGATTTATTAAATTCATGTGGGTATAATATTTATATGTCCCCACATGAATTTTCTAAAGTTATGAAAAATCCTTATTTCGCAAGCAAGCACTATAGGGAAGAAACTGTTGCGGGGCAAACTGAAGCAAAGATAGAAAATTTTTTAAGCAGAATAAAAAACAAAGTAATGTTTTGGAAAAGAAATAACAATGCTTAATTTTGAAAATAATCCTAATATTGAAAAACTTCATGATGAAGAAATTTGGGTATATAAAAATTTTATTGGTTCTGAAGAAGTTGCCAATTTATATGATTTGTGTAAAAATTTAACCGACGAAGCTTGGAATTCTAAAGAAGTTAATGCTCATACGATTGATTGGTATAACGGAAGAACTAGTATACGTATACCAGAATTAACTGATGTAAGAAAAAAAATTGAAGATCTTGTAACAGGCTATACTGTAACGCCTGGAGACTCTTTTGCTAGATTATTTCCTGGTGATTCTATGCACGAGCATGAAGATAGCTGCGGCGATGAAGGTACAACAGATACAGATATGAATGGCACTTGCTCAATCACAGAATATGGAGCAGTTGTTTATGTCAATGATGATTTTGTTGGCGGAGAACTATATTACCCAAAACTAGGTCTATCTTACACGCCATCTGCTGGAGATTTAGTTATTCATGGATCTAGAATAAAACACGGAGTTGCAGAAGTTAAAAGTGGTATGAGATATTCTTTTCCTACCTTTTTATATAGGAAGTAATAAGATGACTGAAAAATCTGAATCAATAAAAGTAAATTTTTTAAATATTATCAAAGATCCTCAAGAAATGAAAGAAATTGGTCACGGGATTCTTTTATATGAAAATTTTCTTGAAATTG